TATTTTATACCAGATAGTAGAGAGGGCTGGGTCGATTCTACAATGATGCTAATTGATGGGTATCTCAGCGGAGCGGGTGTGCCCTTGTTTGACTACTCAAAGATACGAGAGTTGGGCGTTCCAATCAAGACGTTTGGCGGCGTATGCCCCGGACCTGAGCCACTGATTGAGCTACACCTTAGCCTTATGGAAATGTTTGAGGCTAATATAGGCAACCCTCTTTCAGGAAGAATGATTGTAGATATCTTCACACTAATAGGGAAAGCAGTTGTTTCTGGGAATGTAAGAAGAACAGCGTTGTTAGCTTTGTTACCAGAAGAACTTATGGACTTGAAAGACTATAGCAAATATCCAGAACGGGCAAGTCATGGGTGGTTGGCTAACCATTCTTTATACGGTGAGGATGTAGTAGACTTTGAAAGTCTTGCGGATAATATTATGTTGAATGGAGAGCCTGCGCTAGTGTGGATTAAGCGTGGGCAAGAGTATGGTAGGTTTGCGGACGGTAAGAGTAGTATACCAGATAAAGCCACTGGTGTCAACGCTTGTGCTGAAATGAATTTAGAATCTTTTGAGCATTGTTTATTGAGTGCTATTGTACTTTCGAGAATAGATAGTTTGAAAGAGTTTATAAATATTGTGAAACTTTCTTACTTGTATAGTAAAGCTATTACAATGTTCTTAGCAAACTCAAGATGGGAGCAGTCAGCCGGAGTAATAAAAAGAAACAGAAGACTTGGTATAAGTTTAGACGGGGTAGCCCAGTTTTTAGGCAAGCACGACCTCAATGACCTTATTTCTTGGAGCGACTTAGGGTATAGGTATTTAAGAACACTTGATAAACAAATATCAGCAATTGCTGGTGTGGAAGAATCAATAAAGCTTACAACAATTAAACCGTCTGGCACAATATCCCTTCTATCTGGGGCATCTTCTGGGGCTCACCTTGTTCCAGCCCCTCTTATGATAAAGAGAGTGCGTATTCCAAACATTCGTGAAGATTTGATTAAAAGTTTAACAGATAGTGGAGTACCGAATGAGCCAGCTATAGTTGAGAAACATACAACTATATTTGAGTTCCCCTACAACTTTAATGGAGGAACACTGTCTTATGCTAATACAGAGTACCCACTACAAAAACAAGTTGCGATAGTAGAAGCCCTACAAAAATGGTGGGCAGACAACTCCATCAGTCTTACGGCTATTATCCCAGAAGGAACTGACAAGAAAGAGATTGTAGAAATTATACAGGAAGCAAAGATAAAAACAATTAGCTTTTTACCAGAGAACACAGATTACTATGAACAACTGCCGTTAGAGGTAGTGAGTGAGAAGAGAGAGTTGAATCATATTAAGTTAAATTACGACAACAAATTAGCTAGTGAAGCTCTCGGAGAATCATTTTGTTCTGGTGACATTTGTGAAATATCTGATGAGTTGGCTGTAATTAAAGGAGAGTAGTATGAACAGGTTTGTTAGTTGGGTTCTTAGAAATGAGTTGAGAACGCTGAAGCTGAAAAGGGATGAGACCTTTGTTGTTTGTATACGTGAAGACCTAACACAAGATGAGTTAGAAGAGTTTACAGATACTATGACGGAGAAACTTGGTGATAAAGTAGTATTTATCGGTGGAGTGGATAAGGTACTTATCGCATAAAGCATAAGAATTGTATTAAAAAGCCCCGCATCTAGCAAGATATGGGGTTTTTTATGTTAGGAGAAATAACATCTCCGTTGTCGTGATTTAACAGAGGACAATAAAATATTGGAGGAGTAATGCAAATAGCAACATCAGGTAATAAGGGTAGGAAACTACATTACCGCAGGTTATCTCCAACCTCTGGGAGCTCAAAAAGTAGCAAAGCTTTAACAGCAACGCTAACGTCTTCTCAAAGAGAAATTCTAAACCTTATCCAAAATAATCAAGTACTGAAAAGATATGTTCTGTACAAAGATATTATGGATGCACTAAAGGTGGACGGTTACTTCAAGGCGGCAATCACTACTGTAACAAACGCTGGTGTCGGGGCAGATTGGGCAGTTGAAAAACATAAGAACCATTTTTTAGAAGCAAGCGATGAGAACAAGGAAAAACTCTTAGCCTTCTATGGATACAGTTCGCCAGACTGGAACAACATCAAAGATTTTTACGGTATGCCATCTAAACTAGTGGCGGCTTTGTTCTATCTAAAGTTTTTTGGACAAGCAGCTTTTCAAATAGTGAAGAACCAAGCAGGAGAACCTTTAGGTTTTGAATATATCTATGGATTTGTGATACCTAATGTAGATGAAGAGGGTTATTTTAAAGACCCCGCCTTTATTCACTTATCGTTGGATACAGGTAAAGAGTTAGCCAGTTATAGTAGTGACGAGGTAGTATTCATCGTATCACCAGACCTAACAGGGAGACCTTGGGGTGATGCGCTTGTTGAGTCACTAACAAACTTTCCATTACCACTAGATATATATCTGCAAACAGCAGCTATACAGTATCTACAGGAAAGTAAGCTTCCTCCTGCAATTTGGGAGTTACCAGAGAAAGTAGACGAAGAAGAGTTCAATGCTCTTGCGGACTACATCGAAGATAACTATAAAGGGGCAAACAACATAGGTAAAGTTCCTATCGTTGTGTCGGGAGAAATAAACATTAAACGTTTAGCTTCGTTCCCAGACCAAATCCCTTACATGGAAGCCAGAAATGGAACAAGACAGGAGATTCTTTCTGTTGTTGGGACTATGGCTAACAAGCTCGGTATAGATACAGAAAATGAGTTATCAGAAGATTATAGAAAAGAGTTCTTTGAGTCAACAGTCATTCCTTTGTTTAGATTTATTGAAGAAGGGTTATATACTCAAGTACATAAAAGACTTTTTGAGATAGATGACTGGGTGTTCAAATTCGGAAGAGTAGATTTTCTTGATGATGTGGAACAAGCCACAGTTCACATGCGCTATAGACAAATTGGAGTTATGAACGCCAATGAAATTAGAGCGGAACGTGGTTTACCTCCTAGAGAGGATGGGAAGGGTGGAGACTTCACTGACCCAATCACAAATAATCAAAGCGAAGAACAAGGAAGTCCGCCGGAAGGAAGAGAAGACAGACCAGATTCTCCGTCCGAAGTTGGTGAGCCAACTATTGATGACCAAGACCCGCCTAGAGGAGACAGACGATTGTTTGAGCTAGAACTAATTAATGAACTAGCAGCCTTACAACGTTTTGTTCTCAATAGATGGTCTAGTAGGAGAGAGGACTACGTGGAGTTTTTCTGGAATCACGAAGATGCAAAAACAATGAAAGCTGTTCAACAAATTTTGTCTAAGTCTGAGACTAAAGATGAATTTATTGAGAGCATGGAAGAACTAAGAAGACATTTATACGTAGGAACATAAAGGAGTATGTCGATGAGCGAACTTAAGAGATGGTACTGCACTGATAGAGCGTGCGGTGCAACATTGGGATTTATATTAGGGGGAGAACTTACCCTTGCTGACACGGTTGACCCATCAATAGTTAGGTCAAGTGGAAACTCAATGATTATTCATTGTCCGAAATGTAATAATGAGAAAGTGTGGTACTCATCAAGCCCCCTTGTGCGGTCACTTGAGCAGTTTTTAGACACACTATCGTACATAATTGCAAGGAGAGCTTTGAATATAATACATAAAGAACTTAATGAAGACAGTTTTAATGTGAAAAGAGAGGAGGAGTAAATGGGATACCCACATAAAATGGTACAGAGAAGGGGCGTTGAAGTACTATCATTAGCTAAACCTATAGACTTATGTCTAACAGAAGCAGATAATAGAAGGGTGTATGATTTATGGGGAGACGGCATAAAGAGGTACAAGTGGGACGAGCCAATTACTTTTAGGGGTGGAATTAAAAGTATTACCTGTGACATGGTAAAGAAGATTCCAGTAGTACAACTTGAGAAATTGTTTTATGAGCGTAGAACAGAAAGAATTTTAGACGCTATAAAAGATATACATTAGGAGGAATAATGGAAGAAAAGAAGCTAAAATTTGTAACTAAATTCTTTGGCTTTGACGATACTAATATCATTTCAATTGCTCAAGAACAAAAGAGCATAGATAGTGGGGGAGATACCCCGGATGAGTTGGACATCAGAGCGTATTTCACAGACGATAACTTAGATAGCGTTGGGGATATTATTACCAAGGATGCTACAGGAAACGCTCTTCCTGACTATAAGAAATGGAGAAACATTCGTTTTATGCACCAACCAAAACCAGTTGGACTTGCCAGAAACATTGGTGAAGGTGACGGGGTCGAAGGTTTGGCATGGAATGAAGTTGTTATTAAATTAGTTGACAAAGAGACAATCAAATTAGTGCAGACAGGTGTAATGAAGGGACTATCAGTTGGAATCCTTTTCAACCCTTTTGATGAAAAAGCAGTGGAATGGATGGACAGTGGTGGATGGAAAATTCATGAATACATGCTGGCAGAAATCAGCGTTGTTGACCACCCAGCCAACCCACATGCAAGTATTATTGAGCATGCACTCAAATCAATAGAAGGTGACGTTATGTTTGAATTAAATGAAAAAGCTCGTAAAGCAATCAGAGAAGCTGGAACAGCAGAAGCTTTAGTACCTATCTTTAAATCACTATCCGCTGGTGAAGTTGTGGTAGAAGAGGACGAAGAGAAGGAACTTGAGACTGTTGATGAGGTTTCAGAAGAACTTGAGGAAGTAGAGAAACTTGAAGAGGTTGAGGAAGAAAAGGTTGAGGAAGCTGAGGAAGAGAAAGAACTTGAAGATGCAGAGGTTGTCGGAAGTATTGAAGAAGCTGAAGCTCTTGAAGAATCTGTAGAAACTGAAGCTGTAGTGGAAGCGGTGGAAACCGAAGCGGTTACAGAAGAAGTCGAAGCAGTTACAGAAGAAGTCGAAGAAGAAGAAGAACTTCTGGAAGTACCAGAGGCGGAGCTTCCTATTGAAGAGTCTTCTGAGGAAGAAGATGAAGAAGAGGAAGTTATTGAAGAAGAAAAAGAACTTCTTGAAAATAACGAAATGGAAGAAAAAGCGATTATAGATAATGAAGACGACAATATGCTTGATAGACTAGTAGAGATTGAGGCTATGCTGGCGAAATTACTTTCATCTGAACCTGAGATTGATGAGGCTACTGAAGACAAAGCAGTAGGGACTCTCGAAGAAGAGACAGAGGAAGTTTCAAAAGACGTAGACGATGCCCCCGCTAATCGCAAGACAACAGTCGAGACAACGGAAGAAAATAAAGAAGTTGCAAACCGCAAGAAGCTAACTTTCTTTGAGGAAGAATCAGAGAAGAGTGTTTCACGTATCAAAGGTGCTTTGCAAAACTACTTCAAAACGCAATAATTTATAAGGAGAATTACAATGGAAGAAAAAAACGTATTAACCGCATTAAGAAAGGCTCTTGTTTCAGCCGATACGGTAGACCTACGTTCAGAAGACCTAGACCCTGTTCTTCACGAAGAGCTAGTTGACAAGCAACCGCTTGTTAGTTTGTTCGGACTAGAAAAAGCTGATGGTAAGACACACGAATTTCGTAGAGTTCTTACACATCCGAAGGGTTGGTTCGAAGGCGAAGTAACACCAGCTAATAGCAGAAAAGGTACTTATGGTCGTGACTCTGTACAACTTAAAATCCTACGCAATTGGGGTTCAGTAAGTGGGTTCAACCAAGCAGTAACAGACAAAGACCTAGATGCTCTTGCACAAGAAATCGACCTGTCACTACAGGGCGTTGCTGATATTATTGAGTGGTCAACTCTTTACGGTTCAAGTGGAGACGCTGATGACCAATTTTCAGGTGATGCATACCAATACACAGGTATCCTACCTTTCGTGTATTCAGAACATGTTTCAAACGTCATTAACGGTGGTGGAAATAAAATCACATTAGATGAACTAGACCAAATGATTGATGCTATTGACTACCGTGGCACAGAGGGAGACCCAAAATTCTTTTCTATGTCAAGTAGAATGAAGCAAATCACAGATGGTCTACAAACAAAAGTTCAAATGCCTATTGAAAGCATGGAACTATTTGATGGTAAGCTTACTATGGGAACATACGATACCTTACCAATTTTCAAAACAAATATGCTAAAAGCCGGAACATCAGGCGTTGGTTCTCTAGCCGCAGTTGCGGGCTCAGATGTTTCATCTGGTGCTGCTAACGAAGTTTACGGATATAGAGTATCTTCAGTTACATTCCAAGGCGAATGTGTTGGTGTTGCTGAGGCAGTAGTTACCCCAACAGCAGATTTTGATGTTGACCTATCATGGACAGCAGATGCAGATGCATACGCATATATGATTTTCCGTGAGCCAACAACAGCAGCAGATGGTCACAAACTTGTGGACATTATCCCTGCTCTTACTTACGATTCAGATGGAACAGTAAACGGAACAGTATTGGCTTTCAATGATGCAGATTTTGCAGTAGAACATGAGGTTGAGCCACTGGAAGCAGGGGAAGAGATTATTCTTCTTGCTAATGCAAGCTCAAGAAACGGTGCTTCATACATGGGTCTTATTGACAGCATGGGTCAGTCCGTGGATAACATGGTCTCATATGTACCTCTTGCTCGTACAAAAGATACATACGATTACATGTTGAAAGCGTACTTAGCTATGAAGATTGTCAATGGCGAACTGTTCTCAGTTCTAAGACACGTAAAATTAGCGTAATAGAGATATAAATTGAAACTAACGGGCAGACCGCTCGTAATGGGAGGCGGTAATACGCCTCCCTTTTAGTTTCAAATTGAGTAGAAATTAAGGAGAAAACAATGTTAGAATTTTTTAGACATTTTTTTGAGGGGTATACAGCCCAACAAATTATCATAAGTGGGATTGGTGCGTTGTTTGCATTTTTCCCAGCAATTAATATTTTGCAGTGGTTGAAAGATAAAACAGGCTGGGCTGACCAGCTGATGCACTATAGCGTGGTTGGATTCTTTATGGTGCTTGCACTAATAATAATGTTCTTAACAGGTGAATTTAGTCCTGTTGGAATTGATTGGACACTAGAAGCTGTGTTAGCTTACTGGGGCTCATTCGCATTGATTGGTGAAGTAGCGTATCAAAGATTCTTAGCACGTTCCGCATAAGGGAGTAGCACATGGCTTGGACAATAGCCACTAAATCGGACGTTTATTCTCTTTATAAAAAAGACATTGAAGAATTAGAAGATGAGTGGAGTACATATGCAGAGTCCTTGTTATTAGAATACTTAGGCAAAGACACTGTTAATGAGCTTATAAACCAAACTGCCTTTACAGACTACCTTTCAGGAACAAACGGTCAGATACTTCTTACTTCACATCCAGTTACTTCACTTACATCTGTTACTCGCACACGTGGTGGGGAAGTAGCAGACGAATCAATTAGTTTGGATTATATCACAGTTGTAGGAAACGAACTAATATTTGATTCGGAGCAGGGTAAATGGTATGATGGATACAGGAATTATGTGGTTGCCTATTCAGGCACAGTTCCTAAAAAAGAGATTTATACTTTCGCTGTTTCTCTAATGATTATAGCGATACTGAACTACGAAGCACGTAAGGGTAGTGATTCTGATATGGAGTGGGCTTCTATAGCTCCAGAATATGGACTAAGAACACCCAATCAAAGCATTGGTCTTGTTGACCATTTGAACTCTATATTAGATAGTTTGATTGGTAAGAGAACCAGAGTGAGGATACGCTAAAGGGTAGAAAAAATGAGTAATGTTTATACAGACATACTGGATTCGGTAAAGTCTTATCTCGCAACAAGTATAACAGAGTTAAGTTTGGCAACAATAAGTTATGGAACAGTTCAGGCAGTGATTGACGCATTAGTAGATGAGTCAGATAACACTACTGGTTGTTTGTTAGACTTTCTTTATGCCACACCACATTCAGGGCAACCTATTAGAAATAAAGATTTGTGGGATGTATATATTGGCGGCGTTATGGTGTTTGGATATTCAGGAACAGAAGCAACTGAAGACGCAAAGGAAAACATGATTGGCTCTCTAATGGGTGCTTTTCAGGGTGGGTATGGTATAAACAAAAGACTTACAGCAATGGATAAAATTAACATTACCCGTATCGAAAGACCACAGAGAACAGTTATAGGGGAAAGACCATTTTACTTCTTACCCTTTACTATGTTAGTAAACTATGGGGGAACATAATGGAAAGAACTTGGGAAATGAATTGGTTTGATGTAATGAGAATGGCGGACCAGCCAGATATGCGTGTAAAACCAAATACAATTGACATCATTAAAATGATGCCTAGTGTAAAAACTTTCAAAAGAAAGAAAGGAACGGTAGACCAAATTCGTAAAGGGATTTACTATTCTTTCCTAGCTACTAAGAAAGAGTTTCATGTAAGAAGATGGCTAGTAAAAGAAATAGAGCTTCCAGAGGTCATGCAACAGCATGAAGCTGGGGGAGATAGATGGAATTTAATATTTATAAAGGAGTAAAACATGACAGCAATTATAGGCATTGATGCCGATATTCTGTTTGTGAAAAAGAGTACTGTAGATGCAGAAACACTACAAGGTGGTATCGCTACAGCTTCTATAGCAGCAGCAGGTACTGGGTATAATGATACTGGTGATGTGGTTACTGTAACTGGTGGCGCAAACCAAGATGTAGCGGCTACTTTCGCAGTGGTAGCTACTACTGGTATTCCTGATAGTATTACGAGAATCGAAGTTGGTTCTGGATATGTAATAGGGGATGACGCAATGGCAACAACAGTAGAGCCCGCTGGTGGTACAGGGCTTACAGTTGATACTGAAACAATCAATTCACTGGTTATCCCACCTTGGGACACATCAACAAACGTTTGGACTGTGTTAGTAAATGACGGCACATACTCATGGACTCAATTTCCAGAAAGAAACGAATTTAGTATTTCAATTTCAGTGGACATTGCAGAGCATAAAGTATTCGTAGCTTCACCTGCTGATGCATGGGTAGATAAAGCAAGACTATTCATGGACTGGTCAGGGAGCATGTCAGGATACCTTGACGCATCAAACGATGAAATCTTTACAAACATGAAAGCAGGAGAAAGTCTATGGGTAGCATTTGTCAATAGTAAAACTAATGATGCACCAACAGATGACTTTGCACCAACGCAGTATTGGCTTGGTCTAGTTATTTTGGGCTCAATTGATATGTCAACACCCGTAGAAGATTATGTAACTCTGGATGTGGACTTCGCTGGTAGCGGAGAACTATATCGTTCAGAGATGCCGTACTAAAGGAGTAAAAATATGTCAGCAATAATTGGAATAGATGCCGATATACTGTTCGCAACAGAATCAGATATCTTGGCATGCACGCAAGGTGGAGCTGCAACTATCAGCGTTGCTGTTGGGGGTGCAGGTTATGCAGATGATGAAACATTTGACATAGGTGGCACTTCTGATATAGTAGCACAAGGGTATGTTATCAGTCAAACAGCTGGTGTGGTAGATTTGGTAGGGATTACTGCAAATATTGCAGGTTCTGGTATCCCAACAGCGGCAGCTGTAGCGACATCAAACGCCTCTGCTTCTGGAGATAATAACCTTACAGTAGATGTAGATTCAATTCACGGATTGGTTTTACCAATTTGGGATTTAACAGATAACACTTGGTCACTTGTAGTAAATAGTGGTGATGGGGATGAATTCTCATGGATGCAGTTCCCAGAAAGAAATGAGTTTAGCATTTCAATTTCGGTTGATATTGCGGAACACAAAGTATTTGTCGCCAGCCCAGCAGATGCTTGGGTAGACAAGGCTCGTTTGTTTATGGATTGGTCGGGCTCAATGTCTGGTTACTTAGACGCATCAACAGATGCTATATTTAACAACATGAAGGCTGGAGAAAGTTTGTGGGTTCTTTTCTTGAACAGTAAACTTAATGACCAAGCAATAGATGACCAGTGGGCAGAACAATACTGGCTAGGCAAAGTAATTCTAGGTTCAGTAGACATGTCAACACCTGTTGAGGATTATGTAACATTGGATGTAGATTTCGCTGGTAGTGGTGCACTGTATCGCTCAGAAATGCCATACTAAAAGTAACAAAAACTGTTGGAAATAGATTATAGTATACAGAGAGAAGAATAAATGAGAGCAAATGTGTGGAGATGTGTCAAACAGGAGGACGATGATTTAAACGTAAACTACAGGAGTAAAAGAACATGACCGCAATTATAGGAATTGATGCTGATATTTTGTTTGTATCAGAAACGGACGCATCAGGAGAAACTTGCGAACTTCCTAAGTGGAGTACAGATACATTAGTTTGGGATACAGATTATCCTACAAACTACAACTGGTTACAGTTTCCAGAAAGAAACGAATTTTCAATCAGTATTTCTGTAGACATTGCAGAGCACAAAGTGTTTGTTGCAAGTCCCGCTGACGCTTGGGTAGACAAAGCAAGACTGTTTATGGATTGGTCTGGTAGTATGTCTGGATATTTAGACAGCTCAACAGATACAATTTTTGTGAATATGAAAGCAGGCGCAAGCTTGTGGGTAATATTTATCAACAGTAAAACTAATGATGCACCTTCAGATGATGCAGAACCAACACAATATTGGTTAGGAAAAATAATTCTAGGCTCAATTGACATGTCAACACCAGTGGAAGACTATGTAACACTGGATGTAGATTTTTCAGGAAGCGGAGAATTATATAGAACTGAAAAGCCTGCTACTTTCCCGTAAGGAATAACGTAGTCTCAGGCTAAGAATAAAACTATCAATAGACCCTATAGCGGTGTAGCTATGGGGTCTTGTTATTTTAAGGAGTAAGAGATGAATGACGAAACTAAAGAAGCTGAAATGATTGAGGAAGTTGTTGAGGAAGTTGTTGAAGAAGAAGCACTAGCAGTTATTGTTGTTGGTGAAAAAGAATATAGTCTTAAGAAGACAGGTATGGCACAAGCAGAGCAAGTGTCTGCTATCCTAAACTGGCTTGGTAAGTACGGAACAGGTATTGCTAGTAAGATTATGGATGATGAAGGAAACGTATCTCTCGGAGAGGGTGGGCTTTTCCAACTGTTAGGTGCAATTGGAGAGGTGGCAACACCTACAGCTCTTGTAGAGTTGTTCATTGTTGTAACAGGTTGCGCAAAAAAAGAGGCAGAGGAATACTTTAATATTTCTACACTACTTGACGGTGTCGAGGTTCTTATGGGGCAGGATGAATATATTAAAGTTGTCAATCGTTTTTTCTCCACAAGCTAGTTCTTAGAAGGTATGGACCTGTACTCCATACACTTAGAGCTACCTACGGGTGGAGTGATGATTACATTTTAGATGGTATAGAGTTTCATGGTATTCTATGGATGCAAAACCAGTACAGGTTATGTAAAGAAGCTGAGTTGCATAAATGGAGTATTGTTTCTGCTATCGTACCTCTTGCAAGAACACCTATGTCTAAAGAAGGTGGAAGAGCAATGCATAAGGCACAAAAAGATTTATCTAAGTCGTTGGTAGCAACTCTAACTCCTTGGACAAGTGCTCACGAAAGAAGAAGAAAAGAGTATAAACGCAAATATGGAATGAAGCCGGGAGAAATTATTATTCTTGATTCTGGTGATGGAATTGCTAAACGTATTAAAAATAAAGACACACGTATAGTTAAGGGGAAATAATGGCAAATCAGGTAGTAGGGTTTACAGCTAATATCAACATGAAGGTAGTTGATAAGGGCATAGACACCTTTATAGGAAAAATGGCTAAGATGAGCCAAGAGCTTAAAGCACTACCTGTTAGTGTAAATTCGTTAACAACTAATTTTACACGCCTAGATAATGAACTAAGAAGATTAACTCCACTTGACTTCAAAAAAGTTTTTGCTAAAGAAAATGCTATAGCTTCAATAAAGGATATAGGACAAGCTGTAACAAGACTACAATTATCTATAAACTCTGGTGTTAGAGAAGGCGGAGGTTTTACAAAACAAATTGCAGCAGGAGCAGGTGCTACTGCTGGTCAGTTAACAAGACTTACAAAGATTGTAGCCGATTACAACTTAGAGGGTCAAAAGAAACTTGAGTACGAAAAACTTAATACTAGTGCAGTAAAAGGCGCATCACAAGCAGAGGCGGCGTTTGCTAAGTACATGGAGACATCTCTATACAAGACTAAAGATGCTGGTAAGGCAACAGAGGTCTTAGGTAACGAGATGACAGAAACTTCAGGAGATATTGGTACACTTATAAAGCAAATGAGTGACCTAGTATATCTTCTTGACCAATATTTAGCTAAGGTTGATGGTTTTGGTGGAACAAATCTTTTAGGAAATGAAGGTGGCGGAGGAGGCGGGGGCGGCGGAGGCGGTGGAGGAGGAACACCCCCAGAAATAGCGAATCCGGGTTATTTTGATGCGTCTAAATTTGTAAGTACATTTGGGAAAGAACTAGGTAATATGGCTAAAAACACCATACCTAGCTTTTTAAAACAATCAAAAGGAATGGTTCGACAAGTAGGTAGAATTAATGAAGGCATGAAAAATACGGTGTCTGGTTTTCGTCTTGCATCACAAGGTGCTCTGACATTAGCTAGAGCCATGACGTTTTTTGTGGCTGTACCTGTTACAGCATTTATAAAAGAATCTGTTACAGCAGCTATTGACCTTGAATCAGCGTTGGTGAGGGTGGCTAAGGTTACGGATAAGCTGTTTGATGCTCCGGGTGCTATGAAAGCATATAGAGAAGAGCTAACAAAATTAGCGTCTGTGTCTGTGTCTTCAGCGGCTGAATTATCTAAATTTACAGAACAACTTGGTCAAGCTGGTGTCTCTGATAAAGGGGCTATGCTTGAGCTTGTTATGATTTTTGATGCAGTAGCATCAGCAACGGACATTGCGGCTGACAATATCGCTGAGGATTTGGGAACAATCTCAACTGCATTTGGGCGTAGTCTTGCGGATACTGATAATATTGGTGATGCAGTAGATTATATTGATAGACTTGCTGAAACAGTAAACGCATTAGAAAATCAGTTCCAAGTAACTGCTCCAGAAGTAGTTACTATGTTGAAGAAAGCAACAACCTCTTTCGCTGGGTTTACTGCTGGTGTTATGGATAACGGAAAGTATGTAGAACTAAATGCTTCACACTTAGCTGCATGGGCAACAGCTGGTAAAGTATTTGGTATGACAGCAGAAGAAGTAGGAACAGCATTAAAGAATATGCCTGCATACTTAGTTCAAAATGCAGACATGATTGAAGAACTTGGTATTCAAACAGATAACTGGGCAACTAAACAGCAGTTTTTAAACGCACTTAATACTAACTTCGTTGGTACAGTAAATGAGTTATCCGCAGCTCTAGCAGATAATGAATCTGCACTTAAATCTGTTTCAGATGCAAATAAAATTCTTGGAAAGAGAAGTGGTAGACTTCTAGTTAACTTAGCTAAAGCTGCTGAGGGAGCAACGCAAATGGCAGCCGGAACATCAATGCTTTCTAAAATGTTAGAGGCATCTAAAATAGCATGGAGAGACGGTGGTACTCTAATGGACGAGTACACAAAGGTTCTGGCAAGTACAGAGGTAAAGGTTAAGCTTCTGAAGAATACATTTGAAATGTTTAGTGCTACTGTTGGTGATGACGTTATTCCAATTTTATCAAAATTCCTAACCATGGCGCAATCTACTCTAATGGCTGTGACAGATTTATATAAAGGAATGTCAATGGCAACAAAGCAATTGGCTGGAAAAATCCTTATGATTGCAGCTCTGTACGGACCTATGTCGTGGTTCTTATCACAGGTAGCGTTTGGTGTTACAATGTTAATTAATGGTTTCCAAAGAATTGGTGGTGTAATTGTTCCTATTATTGGTTTATTTACTAAACTAGTAGTTGGGTTGTTGACATTAAACCCAATATTAATATTAATTGGTGGGACACTATATACCTTGTTATCACAATACATGGGTGGTCTGGGTAAACTACAAGATTACGCACAAAAATTATTTGGTAATTTAGAGAAGAACGCAGGAAAGTGGGGCAAGGCAATCATGGAGTCGTTCTCACAGGGGTTTGTTCAAGGAGCTAAAATTATTATTGGTTCACTTAAGCTTATTGCTAACACAATAGCTAGTTTCTTAGAAGCACACTCTCCTCCGAAAGAAGGACCACTGTCAGGTATTGATATGTGGGGGGCTGTTCTTATGAACACCTATCTGAAAGGATTTGCTAAAGCAGACTTTGGTATCTTATCAGATGTAGCAGGAACTATTGAGGGAATATTAGGTTCACTGCACTTTACCCCATCTGGAGAGGATGACGACAAAGAAAGAAAGAGTGTTCTAAAGGGTTTGATTAAGTTCAAAGAACAATTCACTAAGCTTCTTAAACTAAACAGACAGGGTGTAAAAATATCAGACGCATATATAGACTCATTGGTGTCTGGGTATGGTTCTAGTGCAGATGAAGTGAAAAAGTTAATCAAAGCACACTTAAAATTAGAGCAAGTTCAGAGAAGGTTGGCTGAAATTGAAGAAGAAAGAATAAAGGTCAACGATAGGTACGAAGAACAAGTAGACGTAATCCGTCTTTCTGGTTCAACTGCTGAGGAGATGGTTGAGAGCATTGCTTCAGCTGCCTATCAACGTGACCAAAGTAATAAAGCTTTATCTGAAGAAGAAACTATTCTTGAGAAAAGAGAACAACTTTTACAAGAACAATTAGATGTACAGAAGGAACTACTAAACGCACTACAAGAACAATCGGATTTGTGGAAGGAGTTGCTGTCACTAACAGCTGATAGCGGTGGTTCTGGTGCTGATAGTATGAGCGATTTAGTTGGGGCTATTTCACTTGGAGGAACAAGCTTAGATGAATTAACTGGTAAGTATTCTGAGGCGCAACTTAGGTTTATAGCACTAAAAATAGCTGGTGAAAAAGTAAAACAAGTTATCTTAGGAATCATTGCGGCTATTGGTGGTATGTGGGAGATATTTACAACCGGTGCAGATGCCGAAAAAATATTTGCTGGTATAGAAAAACAAATGAAGGCTAACTTTGACCCAGAAGGGTTTGTTAAAGATATTATGAATGATTTTGCCAGCGCATTTGAGGCAGAGTCAGAAGAAGATTTAATAACAATGTTTATGGGTGAGCGGGGCACACAAATAATAAAGAGTCTTGCTGAAATGGTTAGTAAGGAAGATATAGTAAAGTCTATTAGTAGTTGGTTTGGTCCTGACGTAACACAAGAAGCTAAAGACACTATCATGGATAGGATTGATGAAATATATCAACTACCTATTGATGAAGCGAAAATGGCTGAGGCTATGGAGGGTATATATCCAGAGGACACAGATATAATCCCAAAAGAAGGGTACTTTGACCCATTCAGGGACTCATTTATATCACAAGCAGAAGGATTAGCAGAAGAACTTGCTCCAATATTTGGAGACAACGGTGCGCTCGGTGGTATTTCTAAATTCTTTACAGAGTTATTGGCTGGGTTTACTGGTCAGGATTTAGAACTACCTAGTGTAAAGGATATGATGGACGGTAGTGCAGATGCTGGCGGAATATATGACCTAGCATATGCGCTCGGTGAGTTAGGAAGGATGATGATTGAGTATGGACCTTCAATTGCTACTAGCCTTGGTAAGATAACAGAAAAATTTGCAGGAGTAATATTAGCATTATTTGGTGGGTCTGTTGACCTTGAAGAAGGGGCAACTCCACTAGAAAATATTGATAAGATACTTGGTGGTTTGGCAACTACATTAGAGAACCTTACACTTGATGAAGACACAATAGGAAAGAACATTAAGCTGGGTGTGCTTGGGGTAGTATTTGGGAAAATATTACTAGCCGCACTTAAGGCAGCAGTAAAATCAATTGCTATGAAGGAAGTATTTAAGTATCTTGCAGCAAGAGCATTTGTGGCTATTAGCAGTATTTCATGGTCAGCTATTGGAACAGCAATAACAACGGCACTTACTGCTGTGTTCGGAGCAATAACACTACCTGTGTGGGGATTGATAGCGGCTGTTATAGCGGCTGTTGCTGCTCTGGTTTGGGCTGTAGTTGTGCACGGAGAGAAAGCTTGGGAGAGTGCAAAAATGTTGTGGGCTATCTTCATTGCAAGTTTTACTGATATTGATTGGGATGAACATATGGGATTTATAACTGACTTCTTTACAAGTATAGGACAATGGTTTGCTGAGGGTTGGGCAACCTTCAAAAGTGATATGTCAGAGCACACTAGTTGGATGGTGGACATGTGGGAAGACATAGACTGGGCTGCTATAGGGAATGGTATAGCAAATTTCTTTACATCAATCGGACAGTGGTTCGCTGATGGTTGGACAACGTTCTCAAGCGGTATGTCAGAGCACACTAGTTGGATGGTGGACATGTGGGAAGACATAGACTGGGTTGCTGTAGGGAATGGTATAGCAAATTTCTTTACATCAATCGGACAGTGGTTCGCTGACGGATGGGCTGCATTTTGGGGGGATTCATTCTCAGATGATATGTCAGAGCATGCAGGTTGGGTGACAGAGTTGTGGGAAAACATAAAAACAAATTGGGGCGTTGCGTTTGAAGACTTTATAAAAATGATAAAGGGTTTATGGACAGAGCTAGAACCATTATTTAAGGCGGCATGGACTGTTATAGAGAACGTGTTCAGTAAAGATGTAGTCATTACTTTCTGGACAAATGTAAAAGAAAGTATGTGGGAAGGAGTAAATGACCTTGGTTCTGCAATGTATACTATGGGTAAATCAATTATAGTAAAACTTGCTAAAGGCATATTCAAATTTATACAAATATTAATTGATGGCTGGAACTCACTAGCAGATGCTCCGGGCAGTTTAGTATCAAGAATTAATATAAGATTACCAAATCCAGACAAGTGGCAGGGCGGAGGTTATGCTGGAGCTGGAGCATACGGAATTGTTGGTGAAGCTGGAAGGGAGTTGTTTACTCCACCAGTTGCTGGTCACGTTACATCAACATCATTAACAGATAAAATCTTAAGAGATGTTGGTATGGCAGGAGATGTAGCTGGTAGTGGTGCAGTAATAAATATTAACATAGATAGTCCAGTAGTTCAAGATGAAGATTCTATCAACGAACTGGCTGAGGTTATCTCTTATAAACTTGCGGAGATGATTTAATGGCATTTGTATTGAAAATATCAAACGGCAACACTACCGCAGACTTCATTGATAAGTTAGTTTCTTTCAATGTTACTGAAGGCGGGCTAAAGTTAGGACAACCAAAAGCAAAAGGAATTGATTCTTCGCCGTTGATTGGTTATCACGGTAAAGAGTTTTCGTATGTTGAATACTCGAATAGAAAAGTGTCTTTAAATTTTACAGCCTATGGAACAACCTACTCAGCTCTTATGGACAACCTCAATACAGTGTCAAAGCTTATAAACGAGGGCAACACTGGCGGTTTAGTAGACCTTGAGGTGGCTGTACAGGATAGTAATTCAAGCTACCTTAGAATTTTGAGCGGTGAGTTGAAACTTCCTGAACAGTTATTCAGTATGTCAGGGGCGCACTGGACAGAGGGTGACACATATGTTCTACATAACTGTGTTCTAACTGTTGACACAGCTCCTTTCTTTACTGACTACCCTTCTTATACTAAAGAGGGGGATGTTTCAAGACTAGTAACAACAACAATAGACAATGGTGACGTAATATCTATTAATGATGTAGACGGTGATGTAATAACAGAAACAGTTTTAGAGTTTGTTGGTAAGTACTCAAATGGCACACAAAAGATTTATATTGGTAATGGAAACTTCTCCTATGTAACTAGTTTATCTGCTGGTATAGATGGTAGTGTAACAGAAATGACTGTAGATGAAGATTACACTGGTAAGGTGTTAGTTCCATTTGCTGTTACAATAGATTCAGAAGATTTACAGGTTACAGATATAGAAGCTGGGGTGTGGACAATTGTTCGTGGACACAACGCCACCTCACCTGCGACACATTCTTCAGCTGCTACAGTTACACTAAACACACTGCACCACTTAGGAGCAGATAGTTCGCTGTCTTATTGTGATATATCAAATCTTAGAGTTGGTGTAGTAGATTCTATTTCCATAAACACAAACGGCACTGGTTATATTGTTAACGAAATACTAACATTTACTGGTGGTAGTGGGAACGATGATTGTAAGATACGAATCCTATCAGTTACAGCTACAGGAGCTATTTCAACATGGGAAGTTAAAGATGGTGGAAGCGATTACACCGCTTCTGACACAAACGTTGCTGTCAGCAATGGTGTTGCTACATTTGATATTGATGAAATAACAGACGTTCATGAGCGTGGTACTGTAGCAACAGTTTCAGTTCCCGGCGGCTCGTCTGGAACTGGATATGTTCAAGACGAAGACCTTGCGGTAAACGGTGGTGACGGAAACTTAACATTAAATATTGATACAGTTGGTGGTAGTGGTGAGGTTCTTACAGTTTCAATTCTTACGGACGGTGCTGAATACGCTGTTGCTGACGGGAACACAACAACTGGCGGCTCAGGCTCTAGTTGTGAAATTAATATAGATACAATTACTGTAAACGATTCAACAACAGATGACCTTAACAGTAATTATACCACACTACGTGTATCGGGACAAGGCATACACGACTTAGTTACTTGGACACTAGACAGGGAGTATGTTTCAGTTATAAACCAACGTGTTCGCATTGTGGGAAAGGAAGCACAAACAGGAAGTTGTTGGAACGCAAGCTTAAATTATAGAGTAAAGGTTGGGTACATAACAGACTATGATAGTAGTTTCATTGAAATGGATAAGACAGATTGGAAGACACCAAATAATAATACAGATGCGTTGTTTGATTTTGGGTCAGCAGTCGTTCCACCTTCCGGCTCTAAAGAGTCTTCCCCAGATGTTACATTAATTCTTCAGGCTCAAATAAAACCTGATGATGTATATAACGCTTCTGATGACATAATTACATATGACCTAGACCTTGATTTTATTACACTGATTCCAGTAGGGCAGGGTTTCAGATACATAAACTGTGGTAATGTTCCGTTCTTTATACTTGATAAATTGGTAGATGACAGCAGAAGGACAGCTCCATACATACAAGAATTTTCATCTTCATTCTTAGGAGAGGTATCGGTAGATGGTATCATGCCCCCTATTAGACTAATGCCAAGTAATGCTGGTAATTCCCTTTACTTTTTATGTGAAGACGGCGGTGGAACTGCAAGCATGGCTTTGACTTTAGATGTTGAGGTTGGTTGTGTTGGGAACTATCTAGGATTGGTGGACTAATGTTTTCTATTTGTATTTATGATAATTATGATGAAGATAATATGATTGTTAACCACACAAGACAAGATGTTACTGTGCAAACAGACATGGAAGGCGGGTTCAGGGACGCTAGTTTTTCTATACCATACAATCCAAACATATCTATAAACTATTGGATTAATAAACATGTAGTTATCTTTGATATGTATGGTGATAGAGTATTCGAAGGGTTTTGTGATAAACCTAAAATGTCTGGAAACTTTATGAGCATCAAAGCACTTGGATATTTTGAAAAGGGGAGTAAGCTATCCGCAGGACCAATTTATTTTTCCGGTCATCTTGAAGGAGCTTTAGTATATATAAGTGTGGACACAGCTGGCTCAGGGTATGCTGTTGACGAGGTTCTTGCTCTTACAACAGGCGGTAGTGAGGGAACAGTAGTAGTAGATAGGGTGGGAGATTCTGGCGAAGTTGAAGAAGTTCTTATTCGAGCTTATGGGTATGGATACTCAACAGGAACTAGTTCAACCACAGGCGGTGGTGGAGCAAGCTGTGTTGTTTCTATAGACGCAGTTGAAACGGGCTCAACATCTTATTTTATTTCTAAGTTTATGACAGACCTGAATCAGTAGTGCAGAGATGACTACTCAAGAATAGCTGAGTTAGATAGGATACCGATTGGACCACTAACATTTACAAGAAAAGAAAAAATAAACAGTGCCTTGGAAGCCGCCGGAAAATTTGGTTATTTAGATACAACTAATTATATAGTGAGTAAGAGAAGAGCTTTCTTTTATGTAATTTATGATGATAGGATTTTAGAACTTAAAAGAGTTCCCGATATTACAGTAGATGAACCTGATTGGGAGCTATCTTTGCATAATATTGTAGGAAACCAACCACTAAACATGGATGTTAAGGGAGATGATATTGTAAATCACGCTTGGGTTGAATACAATGACCCGGATATTGATGGAAATAGTTTTACTCTTGGACTTAGAGATAGAAATAGTATTGAAAAATATGGGTTAAGGCAGGAGGTTGTTTCTATTGGAGAGGGTAATGTTAATATTGCTGAGTTAGTAGAAGAGCTGATGATTGAGCATAAAACAGAGCCAACATATTCATCAACTCTTAGTGTAACTGGGTCTGCGTTCACAAGGCACGGCGTGGCAACACCGTTGTGGAAAATAAGAGCAGGCGATTTAATTAGAATTATGGACCTTGATGCAGGAATTGAGGGCATGAGTGGTGATAGGTTAGCTGCTGTATCTGTTGTATCAAGAACAAATTATAATCATAAGAACAGAACAATGAAGATTTCACTCGGTTCTGGAGAAAGGCTAGATATTTTATTAAAAAGATTGGGAGTTTAAAGTATGGAAAGGGACAGTGCTGGTTACGTAGCCGACCTAAGAACAAACTTTTTGTCATTAGATAGAAAGAATGTCATTGGTGGTGACATGAAGCCTAATAATGATGCTACCATAAGACTGGGTTCTCCAACAAAAAGATTTCATACTGTTTATGCTGACCGCATTGTTTCTGATAATATTTCTG